TATCAAACATGCCGCCGCTTACAGATATTTGCTTAGCAACATTGTTCGACAGGTTCGCCATATTGCTTTGGATGGAGCGTAACGATACTAGCATTTGATTACTATATTCGAGATCGCTGTTGCTGTTTGAAGCTATGATGTCGAGCGCACGGTTTATGCTGTCAGACTTGGCCGTTGCATCCCCAAGTATGCCCCCCGTGCCCTGCTGCTTTTGCATATCCTCGGCATTGGGAATGCTTGGCGACGCGACGCTACCGCCCTTCCCGCCAAGGCTTGCCATCACTGCAATCATGGCTGCAACAATTGGGAATGCGTAAACCCCCAATTGGCTAAACATTTTGGACCCGCCAGATGCCGTTTGCGCCGCAGTTTTTGTTCCTTCAGCCGCAACAGTAGCTGCGGTCTCTGTAGCTTTCATGGCGATAGACTTGAGCGACATAGCAAACTCGAATACTCGAAACGCTGTTTCTGCCGCTTGCATCAGTTTATAGCCGACCGACTTTTCCTTAAAGAAGCCCTTAGCTGACGCTGCCAGATTGCCGTAAAGGTTTATCTCGTTCCGAAAAGACTTTTGCTGAGCCACTCTGCGCCCTGCTTCATCCTTGTTGTCTTTGCTCATGGCTAGTGCCAGCACCTTTTGGCGCTTTGCAAAGTCATCATAAACATTGACCAAGCCGCCTAACGCCTTGCCTACATTGCCAAACACACCCTCAATGTCGATGTCAAAGGTCATATCTTTGACCTCTTGCATGGCATCCTTAATCTTCTGCAAGCCATCGACTGTCTTTTGCAGCCCAGCCTCTTGCGCGGCTTTTTCAATAAATTTCTCAAACGCCGCCGTTCCATCCGCATAGCCCAAGGCGAGTGCTTGGTTTGCAGCCCCTTGCCTAATGGCAGCATCAGCAGAAAGCCCCATTAGCTCAATCTCTTGCTGTAGGGCTTGGATGCGCTTATCTTGCTCCTGGGATACCTTGCCCTGCGCCGCACCTGATACCGCTGTAAGATAGGCTGTGTAAGCAGCAGTGCCTTCCATAATCTTTGCAGTCTCTAGGGCGCGCACGGCAACGGCTTGTTCGCGCTGTTGGTTGTTCATGCCAATCAGTGAGTTTTCAAATTCTAGGTCGGCAAGCGTGCCTTTGGCAAAGTCCTGCCGCTTCTTTTCGTTGTCTATTTCAAGCTGCTTGGCATCGTTAGATTTGCCCTGTGCCAGTATTAGCGCCGAAAGCGCAATTCGCCCAGCATCGCGCGCCTTGGCCGATTGTATTTCGTATTCATTAGTAATGCCAAGGTATTTGCCAGTTTCTACCAATCCCTCATAATATTTCATTAGTTCGTCTGTAACTTCTTTCGTTTTATTCTTATTCTTTTCAGCCGCCGCCGATGCCGTAGCCATGCCCTCCTCACCAAGTCCTGTTACAGATTTATTTGCTTTGTTTGCTTGAGCGCCTAAATTTGCCAGTGCTACAATACCTGTGCCAACTTGCTTGGCAAAGCCGCCTACATAGTCCTTTTTAAAGGCAGCGCCAAAGGCATCTGTTATATCCTCACCCTTAAATATGGCAGTAACAGAGGCATAAAGGCCAGCAAATAGGCCTATCTGAGTATTGATAAAGCCCTTTATAAAGCTGCCAACTGCGCTGAATACAGTATCAAATATGCCGCCCAACCATGCTAATTTAGGCGCAACAGAGCCAATAGCGGATGCCCATCCTTCGCTAAATAATTTGGTCACAAACGCAACTGCGCGCTTTATCAATTCAAACACGCCTAGGAATATGTCGCCTAAGCGCACTGTTTGCCTACCAACCAGCACCTGTGCATCGCGGTTTGCATAAAGAAGCGTTGTCACCACAATAAGGGCCGTTGCAATAGCAATAAAAGGGTTCGCCATCATGGTTGCCGTCAGTGCCGCAAACGAGCCTTGCACTGACTTAAGTGAAGCACCAAAGAGGGCGGATGCCGCGCCAGTTGCCCCAAGAGCCATCTGCAACGCCAAAACAGAGCGCAGATAAGTTGAAATGTAGCTTACCGCCATGCTTGCCTTTAGTAAGCCAAATGCAGTGGCAACGCCCATAGCGGCAACCGCCAGGACATTAAGATTTTTCGACAGCATAGAGACAAAAGCCGCCATTGCTTGCGTTATGCCTATAGTTTTGTTTGCGGTGCCCACAAATTGTAGCAGGGAGTTTTGCAGTTTGGTCATAGATTGACCAAATGTTAGCGGCATCTGGGCTGCTTCAGTGTCGATGCCTTGCTTCATTTTAAGAAGTGCATTAAAGACCTCCGAGCCTGTCAACTTGCCAGCAGCGCCAAGCTTGCGAAGCTCACCAACAGTGATGCCCATGCCCTCGGCAATAGCCTCAGCAACACGCGGCATCCCTTCCATTACCGAGTTTAGTTCGTCGCCACGCAAAGCCCCCGACGCGAATGCTTGGCCTAACTGCATCAGAGCGCCAGCCGCTTGCGTTGACGAAGTTCCTGAAACCAGCAGCGCCTTATTAATGGTATCGGTGACAGTCAGCACTGACTGTTGACTGACGCCTAAAGTTTTAGTGGAGCGCGCCAAGCGTGCATATAGGTCAACAGTGCCCTCATAACTGACGCGGCTATTCTGCGACATTTCAAATAGACGCTGCTGCACTGCTGCCAGCTCCGACGAGCTAGTCGTAACCAACGCAATACGACTTTGTATATTCGTAAAGGTGTCAGCCATAGAAATGAGTTCACGCGCTACTAGCCCGAAACCAAGTCCGGCCAAGATGCCGCGAAGCCCACCAAACGATTTGGTAAGATTATTCGTCTTTTGCTCAGTGCCCGAAGCAGCAATGCCAAATCTATTTAAGTCGCTAGTAGCATTTTTAACTTCACGACTATCTACTGATATTCTGAGGTTTGCTAAATCTGCCACATGCAATTCCTATTCAGCGAGCGTTGTTCATTAAGCAATAGCACAAGAAACAACTTATGTCTTGGCCTTCATTATATTGCCCCAATCTGACATAGATTTTGCTATTTTATTTCTACGCTCTGTCGTCATTATACTTGGATCGACCCAAGGTGACGGCACATTTGCCTCGGATGATTGCGACAGCATAGCGGCATATTCACGCGACAACTGCCGAATTGTTTTTGCTTCCCACGGCTTTAGCTTAACATTCTGGTTAGCCATCCAAGCTGATAGGTCTATTTCATCAAGCGCAACACTGCCACCCATTCCCATAGGCTTTGCGGGACCAACCTCGAATAATATTTCGATTAAATAAGCTCCAGCAGTTACAGGTGGCATAGCGTCAGACTTGGTTTCCCGCCGAGGGCGCTTAGCCTTCGACGGGATTGTGTTTAACCAAGCCGCTTGCTTTACAAAAAGCGTTAGTTGCTCAATCGTTTGTGCGAAAAAAGTTTGAACGGTCTGCCACAAATTCAGAGACTTGTTCTTTAATCCAAGCCCATTCTGTATAAACATTTTTAATATTTGCTGGCGTAGCTTCAATGGTCTTGCCATCAAGCATAAAGCCTTCCCAGCCAGTCGTAAGCTTTACCAAATCTTCGATGGTATCTTCTGCCAGCTTTTCAGCGTCAAAATCGACAGCCTTCTTGCCTTTGGAAATGCGGTTTAACGCTGACTGCTGTTTAGCTAATGCAATTTTGCGGTAAACTTTGCTGTCCTGACCAAGCAAGGTAATTGTCATGCCATCGATTGCTTCTTCAGTTTCTGGGTGCAAAATTTGAAGCACTGCACCATCATCCGCCATTACAGGCTTTAGGGCGTTTAAATCAAACATATATAACTCCATCCGATGCACCGATGTTAAAGTTCTCCCCCGCTGTGGTCGGATGCAGCCACAACGGGGAAGTCTAAATGCTACTTATGCAGCAACTTTGATTACCGAATTGTCAATTTCAAGCGTTACTTCAGCCATTGTGATTGCATCGGCATTACCAACATTTGTTTTATACGACATAACTTGGCCAGTGAAGTATTGAATTTCTCCGCTAACCAAAGCAACCTTGACAGATACAGATGCGTCAACACCAGCGGCAGCTTCGCCCTTGTCCTGAATGATAGCTTGACCCGTGTCTTCGGCAGACAGTGCCATTGTCAATGTAAGCGAACCAAAGTTCAGCGAACCGCGACGCTTTGCAACAACGCCGCTTTTGAGTGGCGTATGAGTTGCAAGTGCAGCTTCAGCGCCAAAAGAGGGAAGGTCTGCCAACTCACCACAATCAGCCCACGTTAGGGCAGCAAAACCAGTGGCATCATAAGTAGCAGGGGCGGTGGCAGAAACGGAAACGATAGTGCCAACGGAAGAAACAACATCAGACATAATAATAAACTCCATGCATGGAAATAAACAAATAACATAAAAACACAATCAAGTCACGTTACCTAATAGAGCGTTCCGCTTTATTGATTGCTAAGCGAACCATACCATTTGGAGCTTGTTTTGACCATTGTTCAAATTCTAGCCTGTAAATGTATGGCAGGTTATTACTAAT